ATAACCCTGAAACAACTTAACGCTATCGCCGCTTAATAACTTTGTCAAAAACTTAACGATCTTTGAGGTTAGTAGTATAGAGGTCCGTCTCGTTCTCGGTATCGCTCTGGACATAGGAAGTGTCGTCGTCCGTTGGATTATCGTCGACCATGGCGTAATTGTCGCTGCCAGAGGTGGGCGTCCAATCGCTGCTGTCGCCGTTCGCGTTGGGAAAGATGGCTTCCACGACGACTTGCCCAAGGAAGTCGTTATTGGTCGAGCCGTCCGTGTCACAGATGTAAATGTCGTCCATGTACTGGTTGTACTCATCCATGCGGAAGCGGACAAAACGCGTGTCGGCGCCGGCGCGCGTATCAACATTTGTGCCGCTCAAGACTGTGACGCCATCGATGCGGACCTCGTAAGATCCGGTCGTATCGTGGCAGACGACCTTCATCTCGAAGTAATGCCACTGATTCAGGGCGAACACGGGGTCGGCGGTCGTGGCAAGCAGCGTATTTCCGGCACCAGACACGGAAACCTTGCCCGTATCAAGCAGCTTCAGAGCGAAATTCCAGTAGCTGGTCGACGAGTTGGTGTGTCCAAGAACCACCACTGAGTTGCTGCTGGGAAAGGTCGAGTCGAATCTGACCGCGACGCCAATGACCCAGGTGTCACTGGCTGGCACATCATCGGCAGCGACCACATGGAAGAAATACTGATAGTTGCTGTTGCACCCTTTGACGGAATACCCGCCGTTGCGGCCGGTCGCCAGTTGCATCGACGCCGCGTAGTTGCTCAGAGCGAGGCCGAAGAATTCGCTGTATCTGCGATCCAACCCAGCTTGGACCGTGCTGCCAACGGTTGACCCGAACGTTTCGAACCCTTCAGCCAGTCGTAAAGTCATTGCATTGCGTCCTTAACCTGCCATGGGAACCAACGGCCGACCGGACACGGTTAAATGAACCCAGTCGGCCGCAGTGTTAATCACTCATGCCGTGACCGTGTAGGTGGCCTTGAGCTGATCGCCATTCTGCACGGGCACATCGCCCGAATCGAACAGAGCCGTGGCCCAAAGGGTCGAACCGGCTGCGTGATCTCCCTTGTTCTCCGGGGCCGTGCCTCCACCAACCAGCATCAGGCCCTTGACGGTACCGGAGGCCGTGATGTCGAAGACAACGACCGTGCCGTTGCTGATCGCCTGCGATACGGCTGCGTCGGGGTTCCAAACCGGACGGGTGGTGGTGCTGTCGCCATTGCCGGGATCTGTGTAGTCGGCGAACTCGTCCCAGCCGTTGCCCACCTGATCGATCTCGTCGTAGGTGTCGGCGGCTGCAAGGGCCGTGAAATTGGCGTTGTCGATCAGGCCCAGATACCAGGTGGTGATCTGCGTGGCGGCATCGAACTGGGTATTGAGCAATTGATCCTTGCCCTCGTTGGTGATACCGTTGGGGAACTCGTACACGCCGAGCAATCGGCCATCGCGCCAGTGTTCGACCTGGAAACGGCCATGGGGGCTGAGATGAGATTGGGCCTGCGGTTTGGCGGGACGCACGACCTCGACGCCGGCGTTTTGGGAAAGTTTGAGATGACTTTTCATGATTTACTCCGGGGGAAAAGAGAGGGTTGGGTGGGAAATAACTACAGAGTGGAAGTGCCGCGTCGCAGTTCGCGTCGCACACCGGCGGCGATGGTTCGCGCGGACTGGCGGGCGGTTTCACCGCCTCGAACGTTTACATGAATGTCGCCGACGTTGGTGACCGGCCCGCCCTCTTGGCGGTAGACCGGTCTGGTGCCGGCGTTGATGGCCACAAGCTGTGAGAAAAACTTCCTCGCCGAGCGGGCGTTGACCACGAACTCTCCGGGCGAGAGCATGGCGGGAACCGTGTCGGTGCCTTGCGGTAGGAATCCGCCTTGCGACAGATGTCGGGCGACTTGGACCAGGCCGCCCTTGGCCGAGGTGAGTGTCGGTACGGTCGGAATGCTCGGCATCGTGATCTGACCGCTCGCACGGGCCATCCGCTCCATCGCATTGGCAGTCGTCAGGCTCGATTCGGCCAGTGATCGGGCGGGAGTTACGGTATTCTGCAAGTTTGACTGAAGATTACTGCTCGAGGTGTTGCTTCGTTGTGTTTCCTCTCGCATTCTTTGGATGAACTGTTCCAATTCGCGAAGCTGCTGTTCACCGTCACCACCTGAGAACGGGTTGTCGATCAGGGAATCGCGAAGCTCGAAGCTTTTCTTGAAGATGTCGAAATTCCGGCTGAAGGCGGCCATCTCGGCGCTGGCCATGTCCAGCTTGCCCAAGCTGGCGACGAACGCCCGAGCCCGCTGAGCCACACCCTCGAACGCACCTTTTGTCAACTCGGAGCTTCCCCCCAGCGCGACCATCTCTCGCGTCAGCGATGCGATGCCACGCTGCATGTCGCTAAGCTCTTCGTTTTTGGTGCGATCGCCCAAAAACGCGAGAAACTCCTCTACGGTTGCGCCGACCGGGCTGACTCCGAGCCCGCTGACATTGGCCTTCATTCTCGCAACATTGTAACCCAACTCAGTCTGCACCTGCCGGGCGGAGTTTTGCTGCTGGATGAGCCGGTTGTACTTGCCGATCACGTCGTCGACCGCCTCACCGATTTTTTCGAAGTCGCGGCCCAGTTCCGAATATTGGGGCAGGTTGAAGCTGAACTTCAAGTTGAGCAAGAGGTCGTCGGTGGCGCGGCAAATCTGATCGTTCAAACCGTCGAGCGCTTCCGGAGCGGCTCGAAGTGTGTTGATCTCGACCGAATCGAGTTGGCGGTTCAAGTTTTTGCCAAGATTCGCCAAGTCGATTACCCGGCCGACGTCGAGGCTTTCGCTGGATAACGCGATTTTCTGGAATTCGCGGAACGCCGACTGATAATCTTGGATCTTTTTGCGGCGTTGTTCGGCCGGAAGTTGTTTTCCATCGTCATCGAACAGGCTGGCCGACTCCTGCATCCGCGCGGACAGGACTTTGAGCCGTTCGAGATTGCGTTTCTCCTGATTGGCGAGCCGCTCGGCCTCTTGGGCCCGTCGCTGCTGTGTCTGCTGGAGTCGTGTCTCGGCGACCAGTTGTTTTTGCAGCACGCCGCGAACCGCTTCAGCCGCCCGGGCTTCAAGCTGGCGGTTCTTTGTCCTGTTGGCAATCGCGTCGGCTTGCTTCGCGAACCCGGCTGCCCGGTCGAATTGGGCCAGGGCGTCGCTGATTTGATCGTCGCTCGTCGCCCCGGTCAACATTCTGGCAGCATGCTCGGCAATCTGCTGGGATCGCTTGGCAAATCGGTCCAGTTGGCTGGTGTCGGCAAGCCGTCGGTTGTTTCGCTCGAAGGCGTCGTCGGAGAGTTGGTCGCGTGTCGAGACACTTCGACGCTGCGACTGGTCGATCGCGGCCAGTGCGTCCTCTTCCATCTGTTGGAAACGGCGAATGCGGTCCTCTTGAATGCGGATAATCGCATCGGCCGTGCTCTTCGTGTTCTGGACGAGCTTTTCGTTCGCCTTGGCGGCCGTGGCAATGCTGCTGTCGTAGGCCGATTTCCTTGCCGTCACTTCTTTCTGAATAGCAGCTTGGATATTCTTGAACGACCCCTCGACCGTTTTGACGCGATCGGCTTCGGCCTCGCGGAAATTTTTCATGTAGTCGGCGACCAGCCCGCCAAACGCCTCATCGGTCTGGCTACGCTGGTCGATAATCCAATCGCCGATCCAGTTGCCGACCGTTTTGGCGCCGAGCCCCAGGGCCACGCCCAGCGACAGCCCACCAATAGCCTTGCTGGCCAGCGACGCCTGGGTGGCGAGCGTGCGAGTCTGCACGGCCGCCCATGCTGCCTTGCCACCAAAACCCACCAAGGCGACCGCCCCGGCACCGATGACGGGAACCAATGCCCGCGAAACCTGATAAAAACCCTCCGCACCGCCGGTCGTGTCGAAAAACAGCCGAGTCGTTTTCACTAGGCTCGTACCCAGCCCGGTCGTAAGCATGTTTTTCAGCTCGTTCAGTTCCTTTGTCACTCGCTCGACATCCGTGTCCATGATGGCCGTGAACTGATCGTTCAGTTCCGTCAGGTCCGTGCGGCCGAGTTCGGCGAGACTTTTGTTGTAGGCATCGGCGCCCGTGCTGGTTAGTCGCAACACGGCGTTGAGCCCACGCACTCGCGGAAAGAGTTTGGCGATTGAGGTCGTAGAGCCGTCGGTGGTCGAGATGACGGCGTTCATCACGCCCACGAACCCCATCGCGGCAACCGCCTGTTCGGCCGAAGCGTATCCGAGTTTCTGGAACGCCTCTTTCATCGCGGTCGTCGGCTTGACCATGCCCGTCATGGCGCCACGGATCTGCGTGGCCGCCTCGGCCGTCTTCACACCGCCGATGGTCACGGCCGCATACGACGCTTGCAGTTCTTCAAGACTCACGCCGAGCTGCGCCGCCATCGGCGCGGTCCGCCCAAAACTGACGGCCAACTCACTCGCCCGGGTTCGGCCCAGCTCGATCGTTTTGAAAAACTTCGCCGCTACATCCTCGGATCGGGAAGCGTCCATCCCAAAGGCGTTGAGCGTGCCCGTTAAAAGGTTCACCGAGTCTTCGGTGCTGGCCACGGCGACCTTCGAGAACTTCATCGCGGTCGACAGCACGTCAACTTGATTGGCCGTGCCCCGAATCTGGTTCGAGATGACCTGGTAATAGCCTTCGCTCACATCGCCAAGCGGCTGGTTGAAATCGTCCGATAGTCCCCGAACCGTGGCAGCCAACTGGTTGAGGTTCTTGACCGGCGAGATAGTGCGGATCTCGGCAATCTGCCGTTGGAAATCGATCGAATCGTTGTAAGCGTCGCCCAAAGCATTGCGGACCATGCTCAACGCCCGAACAATCGCCTGCGTGGCCACCACCCGAGCCATCGTCTCCCAGCTCACGGTGAGGGCCTTGGTGGAGCGAGTGCCCGTCTCGCCGAGCTTGCCGTATGACTTTTCGACCCGTGCAAGCCCGTCGGCAATCTTGTTCTCCTCGCCGATAAAACTCTGGCCGAGGCCGTTTTGAATGCGGCGCACATCGTTCAGCGATTTACCAGAACGCTTGGCGTACTCGGCAACTTTCGTGGCCGCACTCTCAAAGGCTCGCTTATGATCGGTGCGGGCGATGGCTGGGATCTCGCCGAATTTGGTCTTCACATTGGCTAGATGCGCCAGCACGGCATCGGATTCCGAGCGGACCGACGACGCCGTACCAGTAGCACCCGCGACCGGACCTGCGGTCCCGCTCGCCCGGTTTACACGATCAAGACTGGCGAACGCCCGATCGGCCTCGCTCTTGATCCGCTTCAACGCCCCGACCGTTTTGCCGGCCCGTTTATTGAAGAGATCGAGCCCTTTGCCGGTGCCACTGACAGTTTTTTCGAATTTCGCCAGCACACCGTCCAACTCGCGCAGCGTAGCGAGTGCTTGCGCCGCGTCGAAGCCGAGTTGTTGGCGGATTTCTTCCATGGTGGATGGCCTAAGAGATTTTTATCTGGTTGGTCTTGATGTGGCGTCGAGGATCGGGCAGACGCACTTTCTTGGCATATTCCTGAAATGCTTTGGCTCCGGCCTCCTGGAAGTGATACGGGCCAGGATTCTTCAAGCGGTAGAAGACATTGGAATCGGTGTCCGGTGTGTTGAATTCATTGTGGATCAGCCAGCGGAGTGTGGTTCCATAGTTGAATATGTACGTGCCCTTACTTCGGTCGATTTCCAACCCACCGTCACTGGCCCGCCGGCCTTCGTTTCTTCGATCTGGCGCAATACCGGCCGTTCCGGCTGTGAGCGCAAAACCCACGGCTCGGGCCAGATGGTAGAACGTCGAAACCGACGCCCCGCTCCACTCAGGGATCAATGCAACGACCGTGGCATCCAACCATTCGTGCGCCGCCTCGGTAATCGCCTCGCTCAACTGCTCGTGAAGCGCAGTCCGGTAACTGCTCAAGTCGATGCGAGGTGATTTGAGTGTTCCTTTGAATTTCATGGGCATCGAGTCTCAACCACGTGGCATTGTTCATGGCTCCTTCCGTATTGTCAGCATGGTTTCAATCTACGATTGCTTGCCATACCACTCCTTATGAGGTAGACTTGTGTGTGGAGAGTTCAGGGCACGACGCTACTGTGCGGAGCAGGAGACCCCTGGCAGCCAATCCTTAAAATCCCCTATATGGCGGAAAGGAGTAACTGTTATGGTAAAATACGTGTACAGCCTGGTGAGATACGTCTCTCCTACTGCCCTGGCCATTTGTGGCTGGTTCTCGTTTGTGTTAGGTCTTTGGCTCGTTGAGCCTTTTCCTCTAAAGCTTGCGTTGATGTCAGCTGCCAGGGTCCTGCCCTGAATTCTCCAGGCGGCTTCCTTAGATATCATGGTCAGCAGCCCTCATCCTCTTGGCGATTCAGCGGCAACCCTAGGCATCCGTGCCCCGGCCAGGTGGGCGTCACGCTCTGATTCGTCGTGATCGCGGACCTGGTCGTAGGCAAGAATTAACGCCTGGGTGTGAACGCCGCAATCGTCCCAGTTGGGCTTTACGCCTGGGGGCCGGACGCCGAGTCGCTCGCAGGCTCGCCAGATGGCGTACTCGCCGGTTCGGTATTTTGGCCAGAGGATGCGTCGCTGGCCGGCTGCTGACCACGTAGAAAAACCGCTCGCGCCGCTTCGAGTTTTGCTTCGTCCAGGCAGTTGGCTTCCCAGACGAGCCCGACGATGCGGTTGATCTCGACTTGCGAGAAGCCCGCGCGGCGGAGGTCGTCAGTATAGTTGGTCCACGTCTTGGGGTTGTCCGGGTCAACGGTATCCCACTCGATCTGGGACGGTTCAAGCGACTTGACGACCATGTAGGCCACGCGGCGGCGACCGTGGGCGAGCATGGCGGATCGCCAATTGGCGTCCTCTTCGTTGGGTTCCTTGCCTGCCTTGGTCAGACGCACGGGCGGCTTGGGTTCGGGACACAGCTTGTCGAATTCGTCCATGTCCGGCAGGCCTTGGGCGCGAAACACAATGCTTTCTTCGCCGCGCGGCAGGACAAGAACCTCTTCGGTCGGCAACGTGCCGGGGTCGATTCCACCGATTATCATAAGATTACTCCGGGGTTTATGGGGCAAATGGATCGTTATTGGCTGACGCGACTGATGGTCGGTTCGACGGCATTGCAGCGGCCGCTGACCGAGACGGTTGCTTCGCCCAGGTCGAATTCCTTCGAGTCGGCGCGGAAGTCGGGGAAGATCGAGGTTTCCATATCGGCGCCACCGCAGGGTGGGATGTGCTCGACTTCGATGTCCACGGCATAAGGTTCGCACGGGTCGGCCGAAGAACTGACCCATTCGGCGGCCCCGCCACGTCCCTTGATGGCATCCGTCGGCGTGATGGTCTCGCCCGTGCCGGTGGTGACGAACTCGTAGACGAAGTCGAGGTTCACGTCCATCGGCACCTGGTTGCCTTCGCGCACAGTGTCCAACTGGCCGCGATCCAGCTCGTATTCGTACTCGCTGTTTTCGGTGTAGGTAAGGTTGCCGTCGCCCACCTTGACGTCGATTTGCTGTGGCAGGAACGTGATCACGGCATCGTCGGCCGGGATGCCGTCGGCGGTGGCCAGAGCGGGGGTGAACTGGATATTCGTGGTCGTAGCACTGCCGTCGGCGGGTGTGCGGCCGGTGACGGTGTGGGTCACGTCCGCCGCGCCGACGACCGTAAATCGGGCTCCGATCGGAACCACGTCGGTGCCCAACTTGCCGTTGACCACCACGGTGTCGATATCGAAATCCGTGTCGCCGTCGGCCGGTGGTGTAACCGTCTCATTGACGGCACCAGCGCCGCTGAAGCCGTCTTTGACGCGAATCGAGGCGTGGCGAAGCTCTATCCTGGCCATTTGTTATTCTCCGTTGGTTGAAAGGAAAAGGTGATACCGGGCATCGACCGCGCTCTGGCGGATTCGATCGTCCCGACTGATTTGTCCGAAATGAATCACACGGACCGCGTCCCGCTTGCCGGAGCGGAGTGTGAGGCAACCGAGCAATGATTCGTCATCATCCGGCCCTTCACCATACTTGAGTACGGGTATCGGGCCACCGGCCGCTTGAATGAACACGCCGGCATGGCGCACAATGTCGTAGGCATTTCGGGTTTGCCCGCCCATCATGCTGGTCAACAAAAGGTTCACGTCCACGTCGAGCCGAAAATATCCCCGGCTGAGTTCCGTCACGGCCGGGCCGTTGATGCGAAATTCGACATGGTCATTAGCCCGCATCTTCTCGGCCTCGCGTTCGTCGATGCCTTCGATGAGGATGGGCAGGTCGATTCCGTCCGCAGTCTGTTTGAAATAGTCAGCGGTCGAGGCGAATATCCATCGCGGCCAGTGTGGATTGGGAATGTTCATTACCGATGTGCTCCCGTCGCAAGACCCAAGAGGCTATCGGCCACAACCAGATGGACCTGCTCGGCAGTGCGGCCCATCAGTTCCTTGCCGACGACGATCCAAGCGGCACCGAACTCGAATTCCCAAATGGCCTTGATCTCGTAGCGACGGCCGTTGTAAACCAGCCAGTCGTCGTTGGTGAATTCAAAACCCGCGGGCAAGTCACGGGCGTCGATGATAAACTTCCGCAAGCCGCTATCAAAGCTGCCGCCGTAAACGAACGCCTTGTTGGCCGAGATCTGCGAGATGCTTTGGAGCACCTCTCGGCTGACCTTGACCGGCAAGACGATGGCCCGCCGGACCACGAAGACGTCTTTGTCGATCGTCTTGCGACCAGTGCGCACGTCGGTCTCGGCATCATTGAGACGATAGACGCTCAGCGTGCCCCCGTACTGCCGTTTGAGCGAGTACAGGGTCTGCTGGATCATGCGGTTGAGTGTGCGGTCGGCCGGATACATCGGTGCTTACCTGTCCAAAGCCCTTTCCAGTCGTCCCATGACGACCGTGTTCTGGGCAATCACTGTCGAACACTTTTCTACCAGTGGCAGCAAAATATCTTGCTGCTGGTCTTCGAGGGTCTCGATCCGCGTAACCAGCCGATCTTCGCGGCGGTAATCCCGCCACAGGAAGAAAATCACGGCAATCAACAGCGGCCCGAACTGTTTTAGTACCCACATCAGGTCCATGAAGTTGTCCACGGTGCGTTCCTCGATGGCGTTGGAGGTAAGAAGAGAGGGTTGCCCGGCACGAAAAAGCCGTACCGGGCAATCCCCAAAAGACGCGTGGGCGATTAGCCCTGGAGCACCACGGCCAGGTCCGGGTCGAGGACGGCGACACCGGCCAGAATGTCCATGTTGACAACCGTGCCCTGCTTGATGCTGTTGTATTGCATCGTTATCCGCATGGCGATGTCGTTGTAGGACGCCACGGCGGCCATCACGCCCATCGACTGGTTGGGAAGGGCCAGCGGTCGAGTGACCAGGGCCAACGCGTCACGGTGCAGAGCCAGGTTCATAGCGCCGGCCGGGCCGGGAAAGGCCAGATCGTTGTCGGCCAGGGCGGTTGCCAACGGGCGGTCGAGCCAGATGACCCGATCAGCGCCGGACGTTTCGGACTCGATCACCGTATAGGTATGGCGGCTGCCACCGGTGCCGAAGGAAACAAGTTGGCCGATTTGAAGCGGCTGGGTGAAGCCGTCGATCGTGATGCCCTTGGTGTAGTTAACTGGGTAGGCACCCTTAACGCTCTGGGCCTTGTACACGGTGATGGCCGCGCCGGCCTCGGTGGCGAACTTATTGGCCTCGTGGAGCGTCACGGCAGTGGTGTCGCCCGCGGCAACGGTGGCCGCTGTAACGTAGGTGGGCTGGTCGTTTCCGGCCACAACGGCGTACTCACCGGCTTGCGCCTCGTAACCGGTGATGCTCACCGCCTGTGAGCCGCTGGCGCCGATGCCCGCGGCATTGGTAACGGTGCCGGTTGCTGCATCGGATGAGCCTTCGGCAATATCGTTGACGTTCTGGTCCATCCAGGTGTCGAAGCCGAGGATGCGGCCTAGCCGGGCATCTTCCAATGCCGTTCCGCCGTCGCCACGTTGGTCGGCCGCAATGAACAGCTCGTTCTTCAACAGCGCCGTCTCGCTGGCCGAGCCGAGCACCAGGTTCCGGCCGGTGACCGGGGCCTTGTTGTCGTTGAGCACCTTGCGGGCTTCGAGCAGGTAGTCCTTCGAATTGGTCTCGTCGAGGTTCAATAGCCGACCAACACGACCGGCGGGGCCGGCCAAAAACTTGTGAACCTGGCCCAAGACGGCCCGATCGACGCCGCGGGCGATGACCTGCATGGCTGGCAGCAAGTAGATTGACACCAGCTCCTGGAAAGACTTGCTGGCCTCGCCGTCCTTGATCACAAACGAGTTGTAGATGTGCTGGTCGAGCGGGACCTGCACGTTGGTCGAGCGGGCGTCTTGCGTCTCGACATCGTCGTCATCCGTCTTGCGGCGGATCTTGAAACTGGCCGGCTGCCGCGTGTTGACCACGTCGCCGAACTCGCGGACTTCGTCCTCGAAGTCGCGGTGGACCATTGAGGCGGCCACCATGTTCTCATCGAGAATGGCCAAGCCCTCTTGCGCCCACCGCTCGGGCACATAGGCGTCGTTGTCGTTGGCATAGCAGGTCGAGACGGCTTCGGATAGGTAGAGAGAATTTATCATTATAGGAAAGATCTCCGTTGGGGTACTGCGACTGAACGTCGCGAAAGGTGGGACTGACAAAACCCCTGATGTAGAAAAGTTCAACGACCCCGCTTCGGTTTCAATCCGAGAAGCTCAGGGTTCTTCTCGCGGATTTCGCGGTACTGCGTGGGCGACAGTTTCCGCACGTCGATCTGGCCGTTGGCGCCCGGCGCAAGGCCACCGGTAGCCGAGTTGCCGCCGATACCGCTGACGACGCCGGACTTGAAGAGGTTGCCGTACAGTTCCGGTAGTTCCTTCATGCGTTTGACTGCCTCTTCCGACGTTCTCTGGGTCATGATCGGCTCGCCCGTGTCGGGGTCTTTGTCGGGGAAGTCGACCATGGGGGCGAACTCACCACGCCCGTGGCCCTTCTCATCCGTTTTCTCGACCATTTTGGTCTGCGGTTTCAACAGCGTAACGATCTGCGAAGGGCTGAAAGATTCGTGCGCAATGGCGGCGTCTTGCAAGGATCGCTCGATGGTCGAGTCGGTGTAACGTTGTTGCCATAGCTCGGCCCGTTGCTGAACGTCTTCCAGCCGCACGGTGAATTCCTCTTCGAGTTGCTTCCGTTCGTGTGCCGCCTGCTGTTCCTTGGTGCGATACTGTGCTCGAAGGTTTTCCAGCGATTCTTCCAACTTGTTGCGATCTTCCTTGCTGAGGCTTTGGTTTTCCAAGAGTTGCTGGTACGAGGTTTCCAGCGTCTCGTACTTCTTCAGATGCTTGCGGCGGTCGTCCGCCATGAACTTATTGAGTTCCTCCTGAGTGAATGTCCGCTGGCCGGCATCCTTGGCGCTGCGGTCACCTCCAGGGCGATCATCGCCCGCCGCTTGATCGTCGGCCTGGGAATTGTCATCGGTCCGCCCCTCGTCGTCGCAGCTGCCGTCGTCGCCTTCGTTGTCGTAACAGGTCACGCACGGGGTGGAGAGGTACAGGTCGCATAGCATGATTATTTTTCCTTCATCAAGAGATATTAAGAAACCCTACTCAGTCGAATGGCGTCGTCGTCGCGAAGGAACGGTCGCAGGTGCCGCCACGCCAACACGTTTGGCACACCGTTGACAATATGTTCGATCGGCACATGGGCGCGGGAGTAGGTTGTCCGCACTGACGCATAACCCTGGGAAACGATCCCCAGGTTTTCCAATTCCAGTTCGGGATCCTTGCCGTCAAGCAAGGAATGGGCTATTTCATAACAGGCAATTCGTATCGCCTCGGGCACCTCGGTGTCGGTTCCACGCGGGAACTCCAACGGCTGCGATGCTTCGGCCGCACGGATTGTTTCATTGCTTGCGCCCGAGCCGAGCACATGGACCGAATGCTTGCGGCCCTTGAAGTTCAGCGTGTCGATTACCAGTGTCGCCGCGCGCAACGCCCTGGGACGATCTATCGGTCTGGCTTGCGTCCATGCATGCTCGTGCAGCCGCATGGCAAAATAGTCCGCCGCTTCCTGAAGCGAGCCGTAGGTGTCTTGGGTGATTCCCTTGGGCTTGGGAGGATCCGTCGGTTGTGGAGGACTCGCTGGGCCGATCTTCAATACCTCGGTGCTATCGAATGGAATCCCGTAGATCATGCTGCTTGGTGCTAGAACGGCACCTTGCCATTTGTTGGTGCCGACGAGATTCCCGAAGGTCGACGCGATTTCGCTCACCGGATCGATCTTCAACACCCCGACGGCATCGTAAGGAACCGCGTAGACACAACCATTGGAAGCCAAGACGGCGGCGTTCCATTTATTGGTCCCGGGAAGGTTGCCGAAGGTGGAAGTGGTATCTGAGGCGGAGTTGATTTTCAACACCCGAGCGCTGTCTCTGGGAATCCCATAAATGATCCCATTCGGCGCCAACACACCGTAAGCCCATTTGTTTGTGTCGGCCCCCAGGCTACCGAAGGTGGTTGCCGTGTCAGTGGCCGGATCGATTTTCAGGATTTCGGCATGGTCCTTCGGAATCCCATAGATGCAACCGTTGGGTGCCAGAACACCGTCAAACCATTTGTAGCTTCCCGTGAAGTTCCCAAAGGTGGTCATCGTGTCGGTGGCAGGGTCGATTTTCAACACTTCGGTGCTGTTGTAGGGAATCCCGTAAATACAGCCGTTTGCTGCCAAGACGCCGCCGAGCCATTTGTTTGTACCGGGCAGACTGCCAAAGGTGGATATACTGTCGGTAGCAGGGTCGATCTTCAGGACCTCGGTGCTGCCAAACGGAATCCCGTAGATACAGCCATTTGGTGCCACAACGCCTGTAATCCATTTGTGCGTTCCAGCCAGGCCGCCAAACACGGACGTGGTGTCGGTAGCGGAATCGATCTTCAATACTTCCGTGGCGTAGTACGGAATCCCGTAAATACAACCATTGGGAGCCAAAACGCCGCCGACCCACTTGTAGGTTCCAGCGAAATTCCCAAATGTGGATAGGGTGTCAGTCATCGACCGGCTCCTTCCCCACGCCACGCGTGCGATCCGTCGTCGTATCGCGGAGCGTGTTGTCGAGCGATTCGACTTTCTCCTCACTGCCGGCACTAGCCGGATCGGATGAGAGGTCTTTCACGCCGCGGGCGGCCGGGTCGCTTGTTTCGTCACCGCTGCTCTGTGCCGCGGCGATGCGAAGAATGCGGGCCGTGTGGTCCTCGCGGGCGGCCAGATGTTCTCCTTCATCGAAGCCCAGCGCCACCGAAGCCGTCTTCTCGCCCACCAGCCCAGCGTTTTTGGCGTCGATGATCACCTTGGGATCGCTGGTGGTGTAATGTGAAGCTTCGATCTCGCGGTGGATCGTCTCGATACGTTCCACACTCACCTTGCCGGCCAGCAACACGGTGACAATGTTCTTGGCGATCTCGCGTTTCACCGTTCGGCCGGGCACCGTATGCATCAGCTTGGCCAGCTTGTCGGCCTCGACGATCCGCTCTTGGTCCGACTTCAGACTGTAACGATCCGGGTATTTTATTGTTGCAATCTGCCGCCGTGTCTGTCGCCGTTCCTCATAGGCGGCCCAGAACTCGGCGATGCGCCGCTCGGCGCTTTCCAATACCAAGCCGATGTACGATAGCCCCGCTTCGAGCCCCTGGTTGTCCATCTGCTTCGACTCGGCCGAAACGCGGGTTGCCAGATTGACCACTGCGAGATTCACCAACTTGCGAACGTCTTCCTCCAACTTCGTCTGGAGTTTTAGCGACGCTTCAAGCGGTTCCGACGGTGGCGCGATGAATGCCGGTGCGTTGGCCTTGATGTCGTATGCCCGGCCTTGGGTCGAGCCGACCTTGATGTCCGTGTCGGCCGCGCCCTGGCCGCCTTGCGTGGCCGTGCCGTCGGCGCTGGCCGCAACCTTGAGATGTCCGCCAACGGCGCGCAGGTCGCGCTGTTCGATGTAGAAAGGAAAGTTAGCCTTCAATGCGTGATTCACGTCACTGGAACCCAGGTTCAGAAGCGCGATCTGATGCTGACAGACATCCTTGATAAGACTGTCGCCAATGTCGAGCATCACAAAGGGGATGCGGTCCAGTTCGAGTTGCACCGGGCCGGCCGTATTGCCGTCGCGGTCGATGGGCTTGCCGCTGGTGTCGTAGAGTTGCAGGTTGACCTTGCCCGTCGCCTCGTCGATCCACAACAGCCGATACCGCTGGAAGGTTTGCGTGGGCAAGCCCGTTCGCTCGTCGCAGTCAAGGCAAGAGTCCCGCAGAAGGAGCGATTGGAACTCGGACGGTTCTTCCGGTTTCGAGCAGGCCCATGACAAGATGTCTTCGACTTGGTAGCTGTACAAATACGGCCGTCGCCCGGTGGCATCGGCCAGTGTGCCAATCCCTTCGACGACCGGATGGTCTACGTACACGCCCACGCGTCCCATCACCAATAGATCGGTGAGCACCTTCATGCCCAAAAAAGCGGTCATTGTCAAACCGCGACGATCAACACCGCCGTCCAGCCCGGCCACGGCCCGCATGTAGGCACCGCTCCCACCGGTCCGCAGCACGTCGTTCATCCGCTGATAAATAGAATTGCGGATATCGTTCACGGCCGCCTTGGCAAAGGCCGGAATCGGCGTCATCGCCCGACGGCTGTTGAAGTCGCTTTGCTCTTCCCGTGTACTGAACTGCTCAAGGAAATGGTCGCGAAACTCATCACCGCCGCGATACGTCACCCGCCACTTGTCCCAGTCCGACATGCAGGACAGGTAGTTGGGGTGCCGACTGTCGATGATGTTGTTCGAGGGTCGTTTGCGACTCATAATATGCTCGTTACAGGAACGACTTGATATCCTGGTTGGTCTCTCGGGCCGCGACAAGCGGCAAGGCGATCTCGGCATAGGTTCGGGCGTGTGCAAAATGGTCGGGGCCGGTCGAAACGAACGTGGCCACAACGTTGCCGCCACTTTTGGCTTGCTTGTCTTTCGTTGAATCCTTCTTCTCTCGCTCGTAGGTGCGAACCGGCGCTTTCAGGTGTTCTTGGTATTCGCGCGAGACGTCACGCGGCAGGACAATCCGTCGCGGTTGCCGCAACCGTCCCAGCGATGCGCTGAGCCAGTTGGTCCGATCGACCGTGGCCAGCGGCGCCCCATCGCCGTCGTCGGCAATCGAGATCTCTTTGGCGGTTACCCCCCGCCGATAGCGGCACAGCCATACATAGCCGGGGAACCGTTTGGCGAACCGCCTCGCCTCCATTGGCCAAGGGTCGGCGTCGATCACGCAGGCCAGCACCTGCCATTCCCGCATCAACTCGTCGAGCCGCTGGTCCCACTCGTTTTCGTAGAATTTTCCTTCCCAAAGCACCTTGGCCGTGGCCGCTACATTGAGGTCTTGCGAATAGCGATCGAAGAACCATTCGCAGACCTCGACGTACGACCATTTCCCCTGATCGACACCCATCGTAATGATCCGCTCGCCGCCCATCTCCGGCCGCGCATCGTCCTTGGTGTGATTGCGGATGCATGCCTGCAAATCGTCGTCGGTAACCTTGGCCCCGTCGCCAATGAACGGAACGCCGAGCTTCGAGTTGTGGAATTCCTTGTTGGCCAACTCGTCGCCGAAGCCGCGGAAGTAGGCAACCACCAACTCGCCGGGCGTGACCGTGAAGCTGTACAGTTGGTTGATATGAAATCCGCGAATGTCCGGGTTGGCATTCTTCGCCATCGCGTTCCATGTGCCCGTGCCCAGCCAATTGGGCTTCGTCTCGTGAACCAGCTTGTGCTTGCATTCCTTGCACTTCAAGAACGATTCGTGACAGCGAACGTCGGCCACATGCTCGCCAATAATCTCCACGCAATCCGGCCACACGAACTCCGTCGATCGTGAACAGCATGGGCACTTGAACACAAAATGCTCTTGCGTGCTTGTCATGTAGAGCTTGTGGATGCCGTAGTTGGGAATGGTCGGCGTCGAGATACCCCACACGTGCTTGTGAACCTGGCCCGAAAGCCGCTCCAACGCCAGCCAGATTTGTTTTTGATCCATCTCGTCTATCTCGTCGAGGAATAATTCCGAGACGGGAATCGATTTGAGGTTGCTGTCGCCACGCGAGCCGCGAATATAGAGCGTATTGGTCCCAGCCTGTTTCAGGTTCACGGTGTTCGTGTCGGTGAATATATCGGCCAGCTTGGGGCTCAGCGCCAAGGCCGTAGCGAACCGGGCCTTGGAAAAGTCGCTCGCGTTCAGGGCGGTCGGCAAGACATAGAGCACGTCGCGCCTCAGCTTGTCGAGCACGTACAACGCCCGGTTGATGGCCACCTCCGTTACCCCGGCCTGCGCCGACTTCATGGCGTAGTTGAACGACGCACTGGAGTCGTGCATCTCGCGGCTCCAGGGGTGGTATGTCCACGAGTAGGGGCCGGGGAACGGCTCGCCCATCACGCGTCGGTTGGCCGCCCAACGTGAGCAACTCGTCAACGTCCGGTCGGTCAAACCGTCCGCGATGGATTGTCGAAGTGCGTTGATCAGGTTGCTCATTCACCAGTTCCTTGTCGGGGAATCGCATGCCCGAGTGGCAGACGAGCAGCAAAACGGCAATAGTTGATTGGAGCATAGGGGCGATCATTTCGGATAAAGGTCTCATTCGCTTTCAAAACGTTTCCACTCGTGTCGCGCCGCACGAAATTGTCTGTCCGACTTGGACCTGTCGCGTTCATGCGGGCGTTCTCGTGTCTTATAGTTGGGGAACTTCGGGCTTGGGCAAGTCTGCCTTCTTCTCGACGGGTTTGGACTTCACTGGAGGACGCTCTACCGACTTCGCCGGGTTTTCGCTCATGGCCTTCAAGACGATCGGCTCCATCCGCTTATCGGGCTCACCGCGGGCGTTACAAAGTTGGGCCGTGACTTCGATCTGATCCTCGCGCATCCCCTTCGGGATCGCTACTTCTAAGGTCGCGTGGGAGTCGTCCAGCGTCGTCGTGGTCTGGCCCTTTGGCGTTTTCACCGTCACGCACACGAGCGGATGGGTCTGGCTCGACGGCAGGTTTACTTTCAACATGTTCTGCATGGTTCTGTTCCTCGATGGTTTGGATGAAGTTGTCGATCTGGTCCCGCAGACTGGTAAGCTGCGGGATCGAACAGCCGGGGATGCCGGTCATGGCGTAGGTTTCCAGCATCCCGAGATGGGCATCAACGGCCGTGCAGACTCGCAACCACAGGCCCGCCCCCTGATCGTGCGTGAACTGCTCTGGCGTTACGACTGGGGCAGGTGTGTGAGACGCTTTCTTCGTCTGCCCGCAACCGGGGCACGGGTCTTTCGGTCTAGCCAAATTCGTTCCCGGCTGCGGGCCGCGTTGGTTTATCGGATCGTTGCGAACGGCCATGGGATGTCTCCGGGTTAAAACAGACGAAACAGGAAGCGGAGGATTTTGATTAGCCGATAAATACTTTCGGTCCGCTCCACTTCCTTGCCGTCTTTTAGGACGATATAGGTTGGCAGTCGCCGCACCCGGTATTTCCGCACA